TTAACTCTTGCGAAGAGCCAGCGGCGTGCTGGCTTTCAGACGGCCATAGATCGCGAGCGCCGTTCCGAACAGGCCAGCCAAGGCCTGTACTGCCGTGACCGCCTGATCGCCGAAGGTCTGGATAATGTCGGCCGGCAACGTGATGCCCAACACCGGGCCGATGGCCGGGATGACGGTCGCGGCCGCCGTGATCAGCGTGCCCCATAGCGTCTTCGAATGCGCCCACCATTTGCCGTCGTCATCGGTCGCGGTTTGCGTGTCCGTTGTGTCGCTCATCTTGCTTTCTCCTTTTGCAATTTGGCGAGGCTCGAGCAGCCCGCGGTTCGTCTGGTCGGCAGCCGCCCATGCGCGCGCGGTCGTCAACGTCTCATCGACGCGCTTCAGCCAGCCGCGGCCGAAGCGCCAGAAGTGCGGAAGGGCGCGGTAACGCGACCGCCTCGCCTCGGCGTAATCGTCGAGCAGATCTGACAAACTGCGCGTGCCGATTGCTGCAAGCGTCTCGGGACCAATCTCGCCATCTGCGCTTACGCCAGCGACGCTCTGCAGCATGCGAACGGCTGCGCCGACGCCATGATTCACGGCGGCGTCGAAATGCATCAATGCCAATGGTGCCGTGAAAACCGGGCACGCGGCGGGATTGAAATAGCGCTGGCGGTAGATCGTTCTGACGACGTCGTCGGGGATCCGCTTCAACTCGGAGATCAGCCGGGGCCGCGAAGCCGCGTCGACGGTTTCATTCTTGAAACTGGCGTAGACATCGAGGGTGATGCCACGATTGGTCGGGCCGCCAGGATCGTAGGGATCGTTCGAGAACCCGCCTTCCATTTCGAGGACGTGCGCGAGGGCTTTGGCGAAGATCGTATCGTCGGCGCTGTCCGCGTCGGTTGCGTCGTGATCTTCGCGCGGCCAGCGCAGGCCAAGAAGCCGGGTCTTGTCAAAGCTCGCGACGGTGACGGCGTCGCCCTGGTTGCCGCCGAGAAGATAGAGCTTGTCGGCCGTTTCGCTGAGCAAAAAGCCGACGTGCCCAGCGTTCGGATCGTCACCGCGCGAAAGCACAGCGACAGCTCCAAGCCGCGGCCCGTCGAGCGCATCTCCCCACGCGAGATAAGATCGCGCTTGGAGCGAGCCCGTTCCGGCTTGTCCGCCGCGCTTCAGCATGGCCCCGAGGAAGGCCGCGCACCATGGGGTCGCCTCGGTTTCGGTGCTCGTGTCGCCGGCCTCGCGGAAATAGCGCAGGATTTCGGGCGCGTCGTCCTTACCCGGAATTTCGCGCACGCCGAATTCGGCCCACGCGGCCGCAAGCCACGCCGGTTGATCCATGCTTGCCGTCACTTTTGTTGGAGTTGGCCGAGTTGTGTGGTCCGACGTGTCGTCCTGGGTGGCCGGGTCAAGCCCGGCCATGGAGTGAAGCTGTCGGGTTCGCTTTTTCATCACGCCATGACCGCCCGTTAATGCGGAGCATGCCTCCGGCATGACGGCGGCCATACAGGGTCACACGACGGATTTTCGAGCCGCGTTAGACCACCGCGGCGCGGGGGGCACCGCGGCCGAAGAACGTGTTGGTTTGGTAAACTTTGACCGAGACTGCCGATTGAACGCTGCCGAAGTCGGCGATCTGATCGGCGCTTGAATAAATGACAAGTGGCGACGTCGCAGTGAGCGTACGCTTCACGTCCGAACCGTCGAGAATATCGACCTCGTAGCTTTCGGCGTCTTCGCCAAGCGGAACTTCGGGCAGCTCCCAATTGTCGCCGCCGCTGCGCGTCCGCCTGATCCACGAAATGCTGAGATCGCCCGATGCGCGCACGCCTTTCACGTGCACGGGCGATAGCGGCCTGAGACCGAGACCCTGATAGGTAAACTGCGTCGTCACATAGGAGGCATCACCGATATCACGATTGCCGGGACCGTGACGCCAGTTGAACGGCAACTTCAATTCGCTCTGCTGCAGCGGCACGCGCGTCACCGCACCATCGAGCAGAACGAACTGCGCACCCGAGCTGAGCGTTTCGCTCATCGCGCCTTCCGTGCCGAACTGACCGCGCAGCAGTCCGCCCAGTTCATAGGTTTGCGCATCAACGAGGGTTGCCGTCAGGAACTGCACAATCTCCCAATCACCATCCGCGTTGCGGACGGCCGCGAGATTGGCTCCCCCGAGCATCGTCACGAGATCGGCGGAGGTCAGCGCACCATAGGTCAACCGTATGCGCACGCGCGCGCGATGATCGATTACCCCCTCCGGTCCCGAAGGTAATGGATCAAGCGTGACGCCGATCGTTGCCGGTGCGCTAACGAGTGCTCGCAGCTGATAGCCCGTCGTTTGCGGCGATATATAGAGAGCGACGCTGCCGGGCCACGGCTTCTGCATCGCTGCGATGAAACCGGATTGCGGATCGGCCAATACATTCCATGTCGGCAGATCCATCAGCGCGGCGGCGGGCGATCCGACCTGCACCGGAGCAGGCTGTGATACCGTGCGTGACGGCGCATCGACGCGATCATAAACGTCGGGATCGATGCTCAACGCGGCGATGTCGCGCGTGCCGTGCTCGGTGACGTCGGTCAAGCGCAGCAACCGGCTGCGTCCCGCCATGTCGACGGAAATCACGTCGCCCGGCTCGAGCGCCAGGGTCGACGGCGGCAGCTTGAAGGTTGCGGACTCGCGCGCCGCCCACGTTTCATAGAGCCAGCTTTCGACCAAAGCCCCTGCAAGTCCATCGTCGAGAACGATCGGCAGATCGGCTTCGGCGACGCGACCACTGGCGCCGGTCAGCCGTCGCGCTTCCACTACAGCCTGCGGATAGACGTCGGCGCTCGAGATGTAACGCATCTTGGCGGACGCGGGCAGATCGGTTTCCTGCGCGCGCGTCAACTGATAAAGGGCGTCTTCCGGTTGCTCCTCGACGAGACTATCTGTTGTCAGCATCATCTGCGGGGCGATGCGACCGCGATGGCGAAAGACGATCTTGCCGCTGCTTTCGATGCTGTCGAAGAAGTACGCCAGTTCGAGTGGCTGCAGCGCGTCGCGTGCCGACATCGTGGCATCGATAACGTATCCGGGCACGGTTCCGGTGAGACCCGAGGAGTCGAAATCCGAGAAGCCTTGATCGATAAGGATCTGCTCCACGAGTTCATCGAGCGAAGCGTTGCCGAGCCTGCCGTTGATCCAATGCCCGAGCGGCCAGTTCTCTCCATCGCTCCAATATGTCGTCGCGTAGGGAAAAGCCGGATACGGGCGCGCATCCCAGCAATAAACGTGTATGTGGTCGAGATCGACCATGCGTGCGCCGGTGACAGTCGAAACTGGATTGAGGCCATCGACGTAACCGCTCTTCGTCCAATCGAAGGCGTTGCGGAGAACTTGCAGGAAACGCGCTTGCATGAAGTCGTCGCGCATGCCGCGCGAATAATAGGGCAGCGTCGATTCCGAGCTTTTCGGATCGACGAAAACGTTCGGCTGATTGGCGCCTTTGTCGACGGCGGGGCAGCCCATCTCCATGAACCAGAACGGCTTCGATTGCGGCACCCACGCTGTCGCCGACGCGCTTTCGACGCCGCCCGGCCTGTTGTAATGATGATTGCTCCACCACGACAGAATGTCCTTGTAGCGGAACACCCACGGCTTGCCCGCGCCGTCGGTGATCGGCGTGCGAACCTGCGCATCGCGATCGGCAGCGGAGGCGTAATACCAGTCGTAGCCCTCCCCGCCCTGTACATTCGATTTGAGATACGCGGCATCGTAAATCGACGTTGCGCCTGCGATGGCATCGAGGTGATCGCGTCCGTCGCGCCAGTCGGCGAGCGGCCAATAGACATCGAGGCCGATAGCATCGATGTTTGCCGACGACCAAAGCGGATCGAGATTGAAATAGACATCGCCCGATCCATCAGCAGGCTGATGGCCGAAGTATTCCGACCAGTCGGCCGCGTAGAGCACCTTGGTCGAGGCACCGAGGATACCCTTCACATCTGCGGCGAGGGCGATCAGTGCTGTCACGAATGGATAGGTGCTGGCGTTCGAACGCACTTGCGTCAGACCGCGCAACTCGGTGCCGATCACGAAGGCTTCGACACCGCCCGCCGCTTTGGCAAGGCAAGCATAGTGCAAGATCATGCGCCGATAGGACCATTCATCCGATCCCGTGTAATGCACCGTATTGTTGGAAATAGAGAAGTCCGACGCTGACGCCGTTCCGACGAACGACGCGATCTGGCTCGCGGCGGTCGCGGTTTTGTCCGGCGTCCCCGATTGGTCCGGTGCGGGATCGCACGTGATGCGTCCGCGCCATGGATAAGCAGGCTGCCCGGCTCCGCCGTAGGGATTGGCGAGACTGTTGCCATCCGCGACGTCCATCAGGATGAATGGCGTCAGCGTGACGTTAAGCCCACGCGCCTTCAGATCGCGGATGCTGGCAACCACAGTCTGGTCGGACGGCGTGCCGCCGTAAGCTGCGTTGCCGTCGCGGGCACTGATCAAATGCGCGCTATCGCGATCCTGACCCGCCACGGACCACTGCAGCGGTGCCGTCGATTTGTGGCGCGTCTCGACGCCCGGCTTCAATTCGCAAACGCCGGCGCGTAGATCCGTTCCGAACCAGCTAACGATCAGCGATACCGACTTGGCGTTCGGCAGCGACGCTTCGAGTTGATCGACCGCGACCTGCCAATCCGTGGGGCCGATGAGTTGATGCACGTTCTCCGATTGCGAAACGCCGTCGTCGAACGCCTGATGCACGGGCTCGGTGGCGTAGACGAATTCACCGGAGCCCGGAATCATCACGACACCACGCACGTCGTTATCGGAATTCGAAATGCTGCGGAAAACTTCGAACGATAGTTGCGGCACGCGATTGCCGTAGTTCGCAAGCGGAAACCGCTCGAACACGATGTAGGCGACGCCGCGATACGCGGGCGCATTGTCCGGTCCTTCGCGCGCGGCGATGAGGCTATCGACGGCCTGCGTTTCGCTGCCCGTATGCAATCGGAAAGTCGTGCGCGACAGATCGAGTTCCTGCTCGTCGACCCAGATGCGGCCGATGCGCGTTACCACGCCCTCGCCGAGCGCGACGGCGAAATTTGCGTAATAGCGATATTGGGTCAGGGTCGTGTCGCCGCCCGAGCCGCCCTTGCTGCTCCCCGCCGACTCCGTCGTCGTGACGATTTCTTCTTCGAGGTCGGTCGCCCAGATGATCTGGCCGCCGACACGAGCGCGTCCATAGATGCGTGGCAGCGGCGAACCTTCCGTCGATGCCGTGATGCGCAGATCGCTGAGGCGCGGGCCCTCGACGGCGCGATTTTGTCCCGAGGCGCCAAACAGCGCCGCATCGACATAGGCACCTGCGAGTGCGCCGACCTGCGACCCGATCGTTGCACCGGAAAGCGCGACCCCAAGGAAACCCACTCCGGCCGGCAGCACGCTGCTGCCGACAGCAGCGCCCGCCGCCGCTAATGCAAGCGTCGCCATGCCTTAAATATCCTTGGACAGGTTCGGAAAGCGGAAGGCCCCGGCGATGCGGCGGCGCCACCAGTTTGAAAGCGAAACTTCGGAAACAGGCACGCCTTCCATGGCGTGGATCATCGTCGAGGCAGTGGCGACAATGGCCGCGTGTTTGGCGGCAGCGCCGGGACGCAGACGAAAGACCACAACGTCGCCCGCTTCGACTTTCAGCGCCGAAATGCTTTCACAATGGCGCGCGGCAGCTTCAAGCATCGTCTCGCGGCCGCTCGTTTCGGCCCAGTCGCGCGTATAGGGCGGCGGCATCTCGGCATCCGATCCATAGAGATCGCGCCAGACACCGCGCACGAGCCCGAGACAATCGGTGCCGACGCCGCAACGGCTCGCCTGATGATGATAAGGCGTGCCGATCCAGGCCCTCGCTGCATCGACGATGGCTTCGCGTGTCACTGGCGTTTGCATTATCAGCTCTTGCGTCCGACCTGCGTCAGGAATTGATTGCCGGGCATCGATGGAAAGCCCCGAAAGTTGACGACGTTGGCGAAGCGCGCCTTGCAGGTTTCGATGCGCTTGTCGCATCCCGCGGTAACGGCGAAGGCATCGCCTGCGGCGGGCGGACCTTCGGCGTCGGCCCAGAGCTCGATCATGACGGCGCTCGCGAGCTTCAGGTGCGATTTCACCTCAATCTTCAACCCCGCCGACGCGCCCGAGGTGAACGCGAACAGCCCGCGTGAGAAAAAGCCGTTGTCGAAGGCATCGAGCCCCGTAACTATAAAACGGCGCGATGATGATGCTGTGACGATCGTTCCAGTTCCGCGGTACGTTGGCGACGACAGATCGATCGTGCAGCGCGCGTCGCCCAGATCGGCATCGCAGGTCAACTGCAGAAGGCGTCCCTTCGGCTGTTGCAAATAATGCGCGAGGCCACGCAGTTCGGCGGTAAATCCGGTTCCGCTCCGGCGCACTTCGCCGATGCTACCCGATCGCATCAGCACGCGTTGGCTAGGATCGCTCCAGTTGACGCGATAAATCTCGATGCGCGCATCGTCGTAGCGTCCGGCCGCGAGATCGTCGTCAGTCAACGTTGCCGATGAAAGCGCACCGTTGACTTCGAGATTGTCGACGGACAGGCCGAGGCTGTCCTTGATGTCGCTCGCGGTGAAGCCACTGGCCGCTTCATAGGTCGTCCCGTCGAACGTCACGGGCTTATCGTGATCGGTGAAGCCCATCACGGCGCCGTCATGACGCTCGACGCGCCAGCACCAGCAGAGCGTTGTCGCGCCGGATGCGAGGTGCGCCGCAAATTCGGGCGACAGCGTCTTCATAGCCGCACCTCGACGATGGGAATGTTCGGGATGGCGCCCGATGTAAAGCCCGACAGATTGATTTCGAGTTTGTCGGTATCGAAGCGCACCGGCACGTCGAATTCGAATCCCGCGGTGACGCTTTGTCCCTCTGCCGGAACGTGGCCAGCAAGAAACGTTACGAGGCCCGTCGCGGTGTCGACGGCAAAGTCTGTTCCAGCGGTAAGCTCAGTTCCGGCAACGGCGATTTTTACCGTGTCTGCGACGGGCTTTGCGATATCGCGAGCCCACGGCGCGAATGCGCTGCCGTAGGTTTTCCGGAGCTGGAACGTTGCCGTCGCTCCGTCGCCGGTGCCGATGATCTGGTCGAGCGCCGACGGCGTTGCATTCGGGGCGCAGGATTTCCAGTCCAGCGGATCGCGCCAGCGAAAAGCGTGCAGTCTGCCACGCCGTTCTTCGAAGAAGGCGATGATCTGATGCAAGTCGCCGAGCGATTTGACTCCGTAACCGGCGTTGTAGCTGCGGCGGCTGTCCGCCCAGCGGCTGTTGCGCTCCTCGTATCCGGAGCCGAGCACGACGACATCGGTTCGTCGTTCCGGACCGCCCTGAGCGTTACGCGAAATTGCCGTCGGAAATCTGACGTCGTGGAATGACATGATGTTCTGCTCGAATTTCTAAGACGACCGAACGCGCCCTATTTCTCACACGCCATGGCGGGCTTGACCCGGCCATCCAGGACTACTTGCTTCGTTGTAGCGTGTTGCCCTGGATGGCCGCCTTGGAGGGCGGCCATGGCGTGGAGAGGGAGGTTTGAACAAGAGCGACTAGAGGTTCCGCTGACCGGCGGCGGCGGCGCGTGCGATCATCGCGGCGATCTGGGTTTGCGAACGGTTGAAACTCGCGGCGTCAGGCGTCGAGATGTTGATCGTGATCGGCTGACCGCCACCTCCCGCAGCAGCAACGCCGAGGCGTCCGTCGGAACCGCGCGTCAACGGCATGATCGCTTCCGGACCTCGTTCTCCCGCAAGCCCCGTTGCACCGCCGGCGAGCGGAAACGAGATCGGGCTTGCGATGACGCCGCCGCTCGCGAATGGCACAGGCGTGCCCTGTTGGATGACGCCGCCCTTTGCGAACGGCATCGCGCCGCTGATGAGCCCTTGGAACACCGATGCAAGGCCGGTCGTCAGCGGCTGCAGCGTCGCTTTCAACGCAAGTTGCGAGACGTTGAGCGCCAGCGATTTGAAAACGTCGCCGACGTTTTTGCCCTTGATCGCGATATCGTCGAATGCCGAGACGAGTCTGGTCGAGAATTGTCGGCCCAGGCGACTCGTTGCGGAAAGTGCACTTTCCAGATCGCTCGTGTCGGCGGTGATCTTGACGTTCCAGGTTTCGAGCGGATCATCGTTCAACGGCATTGTTGTTCCTTCAGTCGGGGTAGCGGCGCATCAGGGCGTCGAGATCATTTCGAGAGAGTGCCGCCGTTTCGCCGCTCAAGCCCAATCGCCCGCGCAAGGCGGCTTGCAATTCGCGCGGCGTCAGCGACCAGAAGGCGAGCGGCGCCAGGCCCAGCACGCCGAGCCCGATTTCCATTACGGTGTTCCAGCGAAAGGGTTGCGCGCCGCGGCGCTGCCCTCCCCTTGTGGCTTTTGAGAAGATGCTTCGCCGCCGAACGTGGCGTTCAATAACCGCGCGACAATATCGACGTAGCTCGCGGCGCCGGCGTCGCTTTGCATTGATGAGACGTCTTCGTCGGTCACGGCATGTCCAGCACCGCGCAGCCCCGCTGCGATGACGCGTATGCAATCGCGTGCGGAAAGGCGGCCTTTCTCGAAACGAGCCGCCAGCGCCAGCATGTCGCCGTCGCCGAACGCATCTTCCAGTTCCGCCAGTGCGCCCAACGTCAGTACGAGCTTGTACGTGACGCCGTTGAGCGTGGCTTCGATTTCGCCGCGATGTTTATTGGCCATAGGGGCTCCTACACTTTGGGTCCTTAGCGTCATCCTCGGCCAAGCGCGGCTTGTCTGTCCGAGGATGACGAAAGGATCAGGCCGCAGCCGTGAAGGTCAGCTCACCGGCGCTTTCGAGCGAGATGTCGAATGTCACCTCCGCATCGTGACGGCCGCTGAATTCAAGCGACGTGATCTGGAACGCGCCTTCGATCGTGCCGAAATCCGGAACGACGACCTGCCAATCGCGAATGGTGCCGTTGAAAGCGTAATCACGGACGGTTGCATCCGAGTCGCCATCCTTGAACACACCCGAACCGGTGATGCGCGCCGATTTCACGCCCGCGCCGGTCAACAGCTCGCGCCATTGACCCGCGCTTTCCGTGTTGGTGATCTCGACGGTCTCGGCGCTGATCGAGAGGCCGCGCGCGCGAAGCCCCGCAACGGTCACGTAAACGCCCTCGCCCGTCGTATCGACCTTCAGGAGAAGGTCCTTGCCTTTCTGTGCTGACATGTGTGGGAGACTCTCCTTGAGTTGTACGCCCCGCTTTATTTTCCGTCGTGTCCGCGAAGGCTGGGATGATGGCGGGGGAGTTCGATGATGGTGGCCAAAGCGATGTGGTTAGACGTCTGCGACTTCCGTTACGGCGCGGAAGCGGACGATGCCGTGGAAGGTTTCGCCATCATTGTCGCGTTTCGCTTCGGACGACTCGTGCCTGAGATTGATCAGCCGGTGTCCGGTGAGCGCCAAATCCTGATCGTGCAGAGCGTCGCGCGCGGCGGCGATGATGGCTTCCGCTTCCTTGCGGCCACGGCCGCGCGACCAGACGTGCAACGTGATGACATGCTCGTAGCCGGCGTCCGTTCCTGTCGACCAGTCGCGCTCCGTCGATTGTCCGAAGATCACGAATGGAAATTCGGCGCGAGCCGGCGCGTCGTCGTAGATGCGCGGTCCGCCGAGCGCTGCCAGCGTCGCTGAATCGTTCGACAGCTTCTCGAAAATGGCTTTCTGTAATGCGAATCCCGCGCTCGACATTATCGGCCTCGCGTGGATTGCGGCGGAGCCGAAGGTGACTGCGTGCTATTCGTTGGTGTTGCTATCGCGCGCGCATCGTTCAGTTGCTGCTCGCGCACCGCGACTGCCTCCCGAACCAGTTGCAGCGCCTGCCTCGGGCCTGACTTCCCGACGCCGCTGATACTCACGTTGACATTCATAGGTCGCGCTCCTCTACAGGACACTTCAGCCAGGCCGCGCGATCCTCGACGTCGATAGCGCCAAGGATATCGAATATGCGGCTTCCGAAGCGGATGCGCATGTCGGGCTTTACGTCGGCCCGGTAGCGGATCCAGATATCGTGCGTTGCCGTTCCAGCGACGCGATCGAGTGTGAAATCTTCGCCTGCCGTTCGCGACCAGATCGCCGCCCAGACTTCGGCAACGGTCTGCCATTCCGTCGTCGATCCACCCGCGCCATCACTGGTCCGCTCGGCGCGCTCGATGGCGATGCGATGGCGAAGGTCGCCGGCTTTGACCGGTGCTTTCATAGTCTGATTGCCCGAAACGGGTTGATGAGATCGCCGACGGCATCGGGAATGCGCGCGCCTGCAGTTCCGATTTCCTGCGGATCGCGATGCTCGTACCAGTGTGCGGTCAGCATCAGGATCGCGTGCTTCAAGGGCGCCGGCACGCTGTCCGCGGTATCGCCGAAGCCCGCCGTCAGATCGATTTCGATGCCGTTCGCAGCGAGGCCCGGCAATGGCGGTACGCAATTGTTCCAGACGAGCCGCGGCGGGCGCGACGCGAGATCGATGAGATAGTTTTGCTCCGGGATTTCGGCTGCATTACCGCGTGCATCTTTCACCCGGACGTCATCAACGGAGCGCAAGGGTGCGAGCGGCAGGTCGATCTCGCCTCCTTTCGGCCAGCGATCGAGAATCAACGTCCATGACTGCGTGATGAGCGCCAGCGACAGGGCCGTCTCGATGTGCAGGCGGGACGTGAGAAGCAGACTGCCGATCAGAACGTCTTCCGCATCGGTATCGATGCGCATGTGCGCTTTGGCGTCAGCGACCGTCACGGGCTCCGCCGCAGGCGGGCTCGTCATCACGAGGGGCATGAGATGTCCTTATTGCAAAAAATGCGGGACCACCGAGGCCCGATGATCCCGCACATATTCCGCGCGGGCGGGAGGGGAACCCGCGCGGGAATTGATTGCGCGTCATCCTCGGATGAGCGCGGCAAAGCCGCGTCGAAATCCGGGGATCCAGCGTGAAAAGCGACGAGGATGACGGCTCGCTCCCTCTCCCCATTCTTCTTCGCTTGGAATGGGGAGAGGGCTGGGGTGAGGGGCGGCCGCATGTTCGGCGGAAGACACCGCCGCTCACCCTCTCCCCGTAGAGGAAGGGGAGAGGGAACGGCGAGTCACTACTCCGCGAACTTCAGGAGCTTGATGGCGTCGAAGTCCTGGACGCCGCCGCCAACGCGCTTGGTTGTGTAGAAGAGCACGTAGGGCTTGGCGCTATAGGGATCGCGCAGCACACGGATGCCGGCTCGATCGACGATCAGATAACCGCGCGAGAAATCGCCGAAGGCGATCGCGGTCGCGTTGGCTGCGATGTCCGGCATGTCCTCGCTTTCGGCGACCGGATAGCCGAACAACGACGGCCATTCGCCCGGCGCATTCGCCGGCTGCCAGAGATAATTGCCGTCGCCGTCCTTGAGCTTGCGGACGGCGGAGACCGTGGCGCGGCTCATCACGAACGTGCCATTGGCGCGATAAGGCGCCTTCGCGGCGTAGACGAGATCGAGGATCTTGTCGCCTGGATCGTCCGACGGGAACGCGCCTGCGGCGCCGCTCGTGACGAAGCCGATCTTACCCCACGCCCAAGATGCGTTGGCGACCGTGTCATAGCTAAGAAAGCCCTTCGGCTTGTTGCTGCCGTCGCCTGAGACGAATGCCGTGCCTTCCTGCTCGGCGAAGGCAATGCGGACTTCTTCCGCCAACCACTCGTCGATATTGACGATGGTATCATCGAGCAACGTCTGCGATGCGGCAGGCATTGCGTAGAGCTCCATCGTCGGGAACTGCAGGTTCGCAAGCGTTGGCGTGTCCGTCTGTGTGCGAGACGCCGTTTCCGCGGCCCAACCGGTGCCGACGCCGGTTGTCGCGAACGGCCGGTTGTAAACGGAGCCCGACACCTGACGCACGCCGGAGATGGCGCGCATCGGAGAGATAGCTTTCAACGCACTATTGACCGCGGCTTCCGTCTCGGCCGGCACGAGGTAGCCGCCATCGGCGCCGGAATTGGTGCTGACGGCGAGCGCCTTTTCCTCGATGCGCGCCAGGCGCGAAGCATCCCCGCGGCGCACGTAACCGTCGAATGCGGTCTTGTGCGCGAGTTGCGATGCCGACGGCGTGTTGGAGCCCGATAGCTGCGGCCGCGCGCCTTTCAGTGCGAGGTTGTCAGCGACGCGCTTGGCGGAATCGAGGGTCTCCTCGATGCGCGCCAGCTTTTCTGCAACGAGCGCATCCGATGCGCCGCGTTGCTCGATCTCCGAGAGACGCTGGTCGTTCGTCTCCTTGAAGGCTTCGAACGCTTCGAGAAATTCTTCGAAGGCGCGCGCGGTTTCCCCGCCCGCCCCCTTCGTTTCGAGGGTGGTTGAGTCAGTCATGTGAGTGTCCTGTTACTGAATCTAACCGTCATCCTCGGACGAGCGCGGCAAAGCCGCGTCGACGTCCGGGGATCCAGCGCAAGACTCGTCGAAGACGCAATGTCGAGCCTTCGGCACTTCCCACAATGGATCCCGAACGGCATCGCCGGGGCTCAGCCGTTCGAGGATGACGAATTACGTGGGCTTATTCCCTCTCCCGTGCGGGGAAAGGGATATTACGTTGCCGACATCAGGCGCGCAGCATCGCGGAAGCGCGAAGCAAGCACGGCGTCGTCGTCGAAGGTCCGGCTCGCGTCCCGCAAAGCCTTGAGACCGTGGAAACCAGAGCGGAGAACCGCGCTCGCCTCCAACCGCGTCAGCCCAGCATCCCGCGTGAGCCAGCGCTCGAATTCTCTCATCGTCGGCGCGCGGACCGCGAACGGCCGCGTCTTCACGCTTTCAACGCGCGCGCCGGGCAGCATCGGAAAGGTGACAACCGAAATTTCCCAAAGATCGACTTTCTCCAAACGGCGCACGCCGGACACCGCATCGCGACGCGCCTTTACGGCTTTGAAGCCGATAGACAATCCGTCGAGCGCACCTGCTCGCATCAAAGCAAGAACCTCGCGCGCCTTCGCGACGGCCGTCATCAATTGTCCGCGAACGTACAAGCCGCGCGCATCCTCGCGGATCTCGTCCCAGACTCCGATCGGCTCGGCCGGATCGTGCTGAAACAGCATCTTGATGCGTTGAGCGCCGCGACTTCTCAGGCTTTCGCGAAACGCACCCGGCGCGATGACATCGTGCCCCAAATCCTCGCGATTGAAGAGGCTCGCGTAACCCTCGAACGCGCCGTCGCCGTCGAGCGACTTCATATCGAGCGGCAACGCCCGGCTCCGTTTCGACAACGATGCAGGCAGCAGAAAGTGTTCGGTCGCGTGCATTGGCGCTCCGTTATGATGTCTTTTTCATTAGGCCGTGGTCGTGAATCGCAAGCGTCAAAGAGGCTGAGGCATCGGCCCTGTGGTCTCCATGGCGCCATATCCCGCAGCGGCGCGTTTTTCGTCGTCGGTGAGGAAGCTCGCGGCTTCGAGGCGTTTCCAGAGAGCGTCGCGTTCGGGTGCGAGCGCTTCGATCTGGTCGAGGTCGGGTTTGAGTTCGAGTCTTGTGTTCGCGCTCGACGACTCGCGTTCCGTGAGCCGGCCGCCGCGCGCAGGACTTGTTTCGAACGCCGGAGACAACCAGCTCGAAAGCGCGCGCGCCGTCCTATTCACCAGCGGCAGCACAGTTTGTCGCCAGAACGCGCGCTGCGCTTCCTGATAATTGGAATACGTGTTGTCGCCCGGAATACCGAGCAGCATCGGTGGCACGCCGATGGCGAGCGCGATTTCGCGCGCGGCGACGTTCTTCGCTTCGATGAAGTCCATGTCCTTCGGCGTCAGCGACAGCGGCTTCCAGTCGAGCCCGCCTTCAAGAAGCAACGGACGCCCGGCCTGCCGCGCGCCCTGGAAGTTCGTCTCGAGTTCGGACTTGAGGCGCGTGAACTGGTCTTCCGTCATCTGGCCGTTCGATGCGGCGTAGACGAGCGCGCCCGAGGGCCTGGCGGAATTGTCGAGGAGTGCCTTGTTCCAACCGGACGCCGTGTTGTGAATGTCGATCGCGGTCGCGGCCGCCTCGATCGGGCTCATGCCGTAATGATCGTTGATCGGGTGAAAGAGCTTGAGGTGCAGGATCGGGCGCACGCCTTCGACGACGTCGTCGACGAAGCGCACGGACCGTCCGCAGGCGGTATATTCGTAGCCTTCAGGCCAACCGTCGAGGCCGGGGATCACCTTCATGCGATCGGGGCGCAGGATGTGCAGCTCGCGCAACTCTCCTTCGAGCGCCACGGCCTCGGCGTAGACGTTGCCCGCGACGAGCAGGAAGCCGTACCAGGCTTCAAGGAAATCCGTGCCGGTGTGATCGAGGCTCGGCCGCCGGAGCAGCCCGATCAGCGGATGATCCTCGATCTCGTTCGCGCCCTCATAGAGAAGCAGCGGGATCGAGGCGGCGGCCTCCGCGATCATGCGCACGGAGCGATAGACGATGGCATTCTGCATGAAGCCTTCGCGCGCGAAGGCTGCGTAATCGCGCGGGGCCCAGACGGGTTCGCCGAGATTCTGATAAGCGATCAGCGGGCCTGTTGCGGTGCCCTTGTTGATGGTGTCTGGCAAATTACGCTCCGCGAACTGGCCGTCAGGAGCGCGACCTTGTGCCGGCAGCCAGCGCATCAACGCGTCCGAGATCAGCGACATGAACTGTCCTTTGAATTTCCGATAAGACCCGCGACGGCCATCTATTCCATCGTCATCCTCGGGCTAGTGTCGAGGATTTGCGAACACCTTCCCCTCCCCCTTGGGTGGGGGTCGACCAGCATTCGCAGCTCCCCCACCCGGCGCTTACGCGCCACCCTCCCCGCAAGGGGGAGGGTAAAGTGGCCTCACCCCGACCCTCTCCCCGCATGCGGGGAGAGAGAGAAGTTCAAAGCATGCGCACCGACGGTTTGGTGGTCGTATCCAGAAGCAAATCGGTGATCGCCCAGACGAGCGCGTCGGCGCGGTCGGGGCTGCGGCCCTTGACCGTCCCGTCGGAACCGAACGCGCACATCTGATCTTCGAGCGCGTCGAAGCGGCCGACATGCGCGACACGGCCTTCGGCGTAGAGCGCCGCCACCGGCTCGGCGCGAACCCATTTTCCCCGCGTTGCGCGAACTTTGACGACGGGGAAATTCTCGCGAAACCGTTGCAGCACCGAGATCACGAGGTCGCCGCCCTGGTTGACTTCTGCGACCATGCGATCGGCTTCGAAATCGTCGTAGGCGCTTAGCGCAGCGCGCGCCCAAATCTCCGGCGTTCGTCCCTGTACGGTACGATCGGCCAGAACGTAGGCGCGTTTATCGACGCCGAGACCAGCGACAACAATTCCACACGCATCCGACGCCGCCGTCGCCGTCACCGGCGGATCGAGCGCGACAACGATACGCTGCATCTCGGGCGCATTCGAAACGCGAGCTTCCTCGATCCAATGACGTCGCCATAAGCCGTCGCTTGCATCCTCGACGATCTCACCGAGCAATTCCTGCCGGCCGATGGCGGACCCGGCGTAGCGGCGTGTCATCTCGGCGAGGAATGTCGGCGCAAGGTTCGTTGCGTTGTCCGCAGTCGCCAGGTGGACCGTCACCGTTGCAGCGTCGGCTATGATCTTCTTCAACAGCTTCGTGGCGCGCGGCGTCGTCGTCACACAAGCGCGCGGGGCATCGCCAAGGCGTAACGCGAATTGCAACATATCCCACGCCTTCTCGGCGTTGCGCCATTTCGCAAGTTCATCGCACCAGGCGGCCGTGAATTGTGGACCACGCAACGCTTCGGCTTCATCGGCCGAGAACAATTCCGCGACTGCGCCGTTCGGCCAAGTCAGGCGGCGTTTCGATGGCTCGAACAAAGGCCGCTCACGCGGCGGATGCACGCCGAGCAATCCCGACTGTCCTTCGATCATGACGTTGCGAACATCGGCGAGTGTCTTGCCGACCAGCGCGACGCGTGCCGGTTCGGCCTGCTCATCCTCATTGCAGGCAATGCTGCGAACCCACTCAGCGCCGGCGCGGGTCTTACCCGAGCCGCGGCCTCCAAGCAGCAGCCAGACGCGCCATTGTATGTTTGGCGCTTCCGACTCGCGTTCTGCGAGCCGCCCGGAAGCGCTAGTCGTACCTCGAACGGCGGAAGACGTTGAACAAGGCTTCATCATCGAGGCGCCGGCGGGCATCGATAACGAAGGCGCCAATTGATCGTCGCGCGCCCACAATTGCCAATCGTGCGCGATGAATTCGAGTTCGGCTGCGCTCAGCTCATTCAGAACTTCGGGAAGCCGCCCGCTTGCGATTGAGGCGTTCAAGACGTTCCGCAATCTCGCGGCGCAGGTCTTCCGCAT